TTCCAGCAAGACCAGTTGGATTTTCAACTCTTACATAATAGTTACCACTAGCCAAAGTTACATTGACAGAAAGTGTTGTAGCATTGGTAAATGAAACTGTGTTAGCATTTGTAATAGCTCCTGTAGAACCATTAACAAAAGTAACAGATGGTATTGAAGCAAACCCTGTTCCTGTAATGCTTATTGTTGTAGCAGTAGCAGGTGCAATTGTTTGAGATACATTAGCTACTGTTGGTTTTGTTTCAGCAGCATCAACCCAAGTTAATTGGTTTGTATTATTTCCATTTGTAGCAAGTACCTGTCCATTTGTACCAACATTTTGAGGTAAAATTAAATTATAAGATTGTCCAGCAGAATGAGGTGGTGCTTGAATAGATACACCATGACTATTTTGAGAACAGTTTAAAATTAGCTTGGCATCAGCACTAGAGCCATCACCTTTAATCTTTAATACTGGATTCTCTATTGTACTGGTAGTTCCAGATACTATATTTCCAAGATTCCTTGCTTTAGACATTATTTAATTTTCCTTTATTATTTTGAATTTTGTAGGCTAGATATTTCTACCTAGCCTTTAAGTTTATAAAACTATTGTGTTAGCTTCATCTTCAGTTAATGCTTCTCCTGCAATTAACTTTGCTTTAGCACTAGCTTTGAGATTTTCTAATGCAGTTTTATTAGCTTCAAAATTTTCTTTCTCAACTAAACTTTGTGCATTATCTTGTTCTAATTGTGCTTCTTCTTCTGGTGTCATATCTCTTATCACACCATTATTATTAATTTTTGACATATTATTTATCTCCTATAATTATGGTTTAAATCCTAATACATAAGCATTAAGAGTATTTATATTTCCAGAACTTTGATAAAGGGTAAATCCAGTTAAAGCTGAAGTGGTAGCTGCATAACCACCCATAATGCCTGTACCAATATAATCATCTGCATTATGATTAATTAAATGTGTCCAGAAAAATGATTTTTTTTGTGAACTAGAAGCCTTATAAAAATTAATATCATAAGCTAAACCATAGTCTGTTGAAGTATGTGTTGACCAAGTTTGGTCTAGGTGCATCCTGTTATCGCTAGTGTCATTTCTTCTTACTGAATTAAATTCAGCACTTCCAGTATTTGCAACACCATAGCCACCAGTACTATAAATACTTGAACTAAGTGCTGAACCACCAGTTTTAACTCTCCAATATGGATGACCACCATTTCCTGTCCAATCTGAAATATATAATTTATACCATTTATAAACACTATCGTCTGGTGTAAAGTTTATATCTACTGTTGATACACTAGAACCACTATGTTCAACTTCTCCTAATTTTACCCAAGCACCAGATGCTTCTCCCCATTCTGGATCGTTAGCACCTTGTTTTAGTACATAACCTGCTGTACCTTTTGGTAGTCTAGTTAAAGCACTTGCACCTTTGTAGACAATATCTCCTCTAGTTGTAAGTGTTGATGTTAAGTCAGTTCCATTAGTACCATTAGTACCTGCTGAACTCATTATATTCCAGTAAGCTGTTGCGTTGCCTACTGGTTGATTTGTGTGTGCTTGAATACAAACATAACTAGAGCCACCAGATGAAACTACATCATCTACTGCATAAGCTGTGCTGTTATTGTAAGCACCTTTCCAGTTAAATTTGATAGCACCTAGATTTACTGTTGCCATATTTGTTTCCTTATATTGTTGCTATTAATTCGCCATTACTAATGCTAAATGTAAAACCACTTGCACTAAATAAAACATCATCAAATGTGGCGTATGTTGCACTTGAGATATTGTCTGCACCCTGATTAGTCGTTGTTACAATTAATTGACCATCTGAATTTTTACTAAAACCATAAACTTCTGCACTTGAAGTTGCACCATATTCTAAAGCATTTCCAGCAGCATTTACTTTTAATGCTTGTCCTGCTGATCCAATTGAACTTAAACCTGTACCACCTCTTGCTGTTGCTAAAGTTCCTGCTGTAATATTTGCAGCATTAATTGCAGCTACATTAAATGTACCATAAGCAACAATATCTAAAATATCCCCTGCTGTAGCACCACTAGCCAAAACTACCGAATTTCCACTTGTTACAGTTACATCAACTGCATTGACAAGCTTAGATCCATTTAAATAGCAATCTATAAACGAAGAATCATAAGCAAGAGTCGATCCTGTGTCATCCGATCCTGTAAATGTAGTCTGATTAGCACTAGCTGTGTATCTAAATCTAGCTGCTGTTCCATTTACTGTAGAACCTGCTGCTGCCCAACCAGATGATTTATAGACTTTTAATTCATTAGCTGTCGTATCAAAATAAAGATCCCCAACATCAAGTGATGATCCTGGAGCTGAACTTGCTACTCTGTATCTTTCGGCAAAACTATTAACTCCAGTAATATTTGCAGCTGTTGTATTAACATTCGCAATTGATCCACCTGTTAAATTTACATTCCCTATAGAACCACCTACAAGACCTATATTAGTGTTTGCTGCTGCAACTGTTCCAATTGTGTTTGATCCACTTAGGTTAGAAGCTACTGTACCAATATTTGCATTTGCATTTGCAACTGTCGTTACATTTCCTGAAATTCCAGAAACTGTATTTATATTTGTAGCATTTGAATTTACAGCACTTACTGCACTTGAAATATTATTAACACCAGTTATTGCACCTGAGATTGCTGCTACTGAACTTACCTCTGTAGCTTTTGGAACTAATCTATGAAAATTGTATGTGTGTTGTGTAGTTGTAGATTCAACTAAAATACCAAAACCTGCTGCTAAAGTAGCTCCATTACCACAATTATTTAAAGTAACTGTTGATCCACCAACTGTTCCATTTGAAATAGAAACTACACCAGAGCTATTTGCAGTATGAGAACTTGCAAGTGCTTGAACACTAACAATAGTTCCTACACCATCATTGACATCTGGATTTGTATTTGGAAAACTTGTTTCGTTTGCAATTGGTACAAAACCACCTACATCATCTACAAGATCAGTAACTCTTGCATCTATAGCACCAGTTGTAGCAATAAAATTATCGTTACTTGTCCAAGATTGGCCTGAGTTAATTAATTCTGATGTATCTTTATTTAAAAATCTAGTGTCTGCTGCTGATGTTGTATAAAAAGTAGTATCGTTTGGTGTATGAGCTGCTTGTTCTGAATTTGTAACTATAGCTGCATCTGCTATTTTACCAATTGTTACAGCATCATCTGCTATCTTTGCAGTAGTTACATTACTGTCTGCGATCTTAGTAGTTGTAATATTTGAGTTTGCAATATGAGCTGTATCAATACTACCATCTACATAATGTTCTGAATCTATACTGTTATCTGCAATCTTAGTTCCATTTATTGCATCTGCATTTATCTTAGCAGTAGTGATTGCGTTGTCTGGAATTTTTGCAGTTGTAACATTATTATCTAAAATTTTTGCAGTTGTAATAGCATTGTCAGCTATCTTAGTTGTAGTAACTGCATTAGCATTGATCTTGGCTTCTGTAATTGCATTTGCATTTATTTGTGCAGCTTGAACTGCATTGTCTGCAATTTTTGCATTTGTAACTGCATCATCTGCAATCTTTGCAGTAGTGATTGAGTTGTTAGTTAAATTACCTGCACTAATAACATCTGTTGGTATTGAGTTACCTGTTTTAGTTAAGATAGCTAAATAAATTGTTAATGTTTCATTTTGTAATGTACCACTATCTAAAGTTACATTTACTGTTGTGTTTGAAGAAAAAGATGAACTTGATATTGTTCCATAAACAGTTCCTGTGCTAGATCCTATAATTTTAACTCTACGACCTGCATGATAAAATGCAGTTACATTTACGCCATTTATTGTAAATGAACTTGCACTTACATAAGCACTTGTAAAAGCTGCATCACCATCACCATAAATTACCCATTGTGCATCATTATACCACTCTCTAGTATTTTTCATTAATGCTCTGATCGCATTATTCAAATCACTAGGTAACATTCCCTCTGCTGTATTTATTCCATTTAAAGAAGTGTTACTTGCTTGTGTTGTTGAGTAGTCTTTTATTCCTGCCATTTATTTGCTCCTAATTCATAAACCAACTAAAAGCTTTATCGCTTTCAGCATTGTTCTTGTTAATTAATGTATTCACAGCTTCCTCAACTTGTCTTTGAAAAAACTCTTGTGTTTCAATTGAATATCTAATGTTATCTATATCTATTTTATCTGACATTATCTTTCCCCACCTTGACTAGCTTTTAAATCTATTCCTTGTGCATGGTTCCAAACAGTTCCTGCTGGTATTTTTACATTAGCTCTAAAATATCTACCTGATTGTCTTACAGGACTTATGCCTGATGTATTTGATGTGCTTGATGAAGAAGTTGTAATTGAGTCTGCTAATTTATCTCTAGTTTTAACTGTAACATTTGCAGTAGCATCAACAATTGGTCTGATGCCTGTAATGTTAGCTCTTAAACCTGGAAATATTTCTTGTTCTCTTGTTTCAATTTCAGCTTCTAAATTGGTTCCTGAAAAAATTGCTGCTTTAAAATTTTCATCAATAGCACCTAATCTTAAATGTCCAGCAGTCCAATAAGGTGTATCTAATGAAATATTAATTTCATCTAAGTTTTCAGATATTAAATCCATTAACTCAACTGTGTTAAAACTTACAAACTGTTCAAAGATTTGTGATGCTTGAACATTAGCAATTGACCATTTTTGAGTTACATAATTATAAATAAGTAATCTATCACAAATCCCAGTAGTATTTCCTGGATTATTTTTACTTGGATATAACCATATCGCTAAAGTATTAAATGGATCTACTGCTGCTGTAATTCTATCAGTAAATGCTTTGTTTAAATCAAGATCAAAAAATCTATTAACTTTTTCTGCACCGATAGGCAACACTTGGTCGCCATTGATTTGAAAAAATCCATCATCAGCATAAAAGAAAACTTGTCTGTTGTCCTGGCAAACACTTTGACCATAAACAGCTCCTCTATTAGGAGATATAACTGAAAATCTAAAAACTACATTTCCACCAACAAAGTCCATTCTAGTTATTTGATTTTGTCTAAAAACATAACCAACCTCACCAGAAGTTATCGCAACTATTTGGCCACCTGAACCTGGTAGCTCTTGAGTATCTGATGAGCTAACACCAGCTTCCCAAGTTGAAATATCGTTTATACCTGACCAAGCAACTTTGTTTTTTGCGTTCTCTATGTTACCTGTTACTAAGAAATCCCTAATAACACCTGAAACTCTAAATTTAGATGGTACAGTTCCTGCTGTTGCAATACTTTGTAGTGTTGCAAAGTTAGTTGAAGTACCCATTAAATAATACATTGGAGGATTAACTCCATTACTTGCTATAATGTATTGTCCAAATTGCGTAAAAGTAAAAAAATCTGTATCTGTACCTGATATAGTTAAACCACCTTTAACAGATGTAAATGTACCAGATGTTAATTTATAAATATTGTCTTTAGTTCCAACAAAAGTAAATACTGTATTTGTATTATCTCTAAAACTACCTGCACCTTTTGCGTTTTGTGTAACAGTTGATGAACCACTATAAGGTACTAAACCTTTTACAGGCTTATACGAAGTCTGAGCATGGTACACATTAGTCGCCACAGTTGCACCTGGATTTAAATTATCAGGTTGGTCTGGCAACCATTCGCCAAAAGGTAATTGCATTATTTTTTCCTATTATAAAGTTGAAACAAATGGAGAAGCTACTGTACTATCACCTCTAACCTGTAAAGGAGCACCATTGTATTCATCTTCTCTATCATTTAATTCTAATCGTTCCATAGCTGTTGCATACATACTTTGCCATGTTTGAACTTGTTGAGGATTAATACCACCTAAAAAGTTTGCTGCATGAAATAAAGATCCATACAAATATATTGCTGGATGTGATGCTAAGATATAGTTTGTTGAAACTGTTGAACTTAAAGCTGGAAATTTTTTAAAATAATTCATTATAGCTGTGTAAGTTCCATCAGGTACTGGAGAAAATCTTAATGTATCTCCTAAAATTGTAAATGAAGTTGGCTTTCCAGTAGTTGATGTTCCTGTAGTCGCATCCATTTGTGATGGTGTTGTATATATTAATGGAGTTTTAGTTTGACCACTAATAATATAAAAATCTCTTATTTGTAAAAAGTCAGTAGGTAAATCTTCTGTTTCAGCATTAACAGTTATACTTACTTGTGCGATCATACTTCTAACTCTTAATTTAGAATTAAAATCAGCTTCTGCTAATTTAATAAAGTCATCAGCTATCTCTGTGGTTAAATCTGATCTGTTTAACCAATTAGCAAGTGATGCTTTTAATTCTGTGTATGTAGTTAATGCCATTAAATTTTTCCTGGTGCAGTTCTAAAATATCTATAATCAGAACTATTTAATTTTTCTCTTAATATTTTGTGTTGAACATCTTTAGGTAAAGCAAACCAATTACCATCTTGACTGTTGTTATATTCTTTTGTCCAAATTTCCAAAACAACTGTTGGAATTGTTGCTATTCTTTTTAAATCTTTACTTGGTGAGTAACCATCATTCCTAGTATAAAGTTCTTTGTTAGTTTTAATAACTGGAGCTATGTCAGTTGATGTTTTAACTAAAACACCCTCTTTGTCATTATCGTAATAAGTATTGCTTTTAATACCATCAGATTCTTGTCC